TTATGCGCTCATTGCCGATTTAGTGCGTTCGCCTTTAAGTAACCCAGGCAGCTTGTCTCTCCAGCTTGGTACGTGCTCTACCTTTTCATGGAAGGTGCTGAACTCAGTCATCATCAAACCAATCCAGGCCAGGGCGTCCACCTGGTCGTCGTGTACCCCATTCGGGAAGCGCAATAACTCTGCTACCAGTGGGCCTGTAAATTCTTCGTCTCGGGGCAGGAAAACCATACCCTGTTGCATCCGACCTTGGATTGCTCTGGCGCGCGCTTCTTTGTCCCTGCGGCCTGTCTTTAAGTCTTTGAAGTACGCCTCGTAGAGCCCACGTTCGCGTACACGTTTCTCGAGGAATGGCCCAAGAGCCATCTCGATGTGCCCTTTCTCAATACCTATGATCGACGGCTTCCACACTTCGTAGAGGTCGAGTATCTGCTCAACCAACTCAAAGCCGTCAAACCGACCACGCACCATGTCCATTACAAACAACTGGTCATACTCATCGACACCTACAACGATGCCGACGGTGTAGTCGTTCCTATCGTTCTTACCGATCGCCAAGTCCCACGCGCAGTAGTAGCGCATGCGGTCCTCATCAACGTCTTCTCTGTCGTAGTAATTGATCATGTCTCTGGTGAAGTAATCACCATCGTCAGCTACAGGGTTCTGCTGGTACAGGGCTGACCAGTCTCGAGGGCCAACCGCTTTTTCTATACGGGCCAGCGCCTCCTCGTCATACCTCTCCCTGTGGAGAGCGTCACCTTGTTTCCTGAATTCTTCATCAACCTCAGCTCTGGCGGGGTAGTTAACAACTTCCCATTGCTCGCCATTATCTGCTGCTGCTTTAAGTAATCTGCCCGCAAGGTCATCATCGTGCCAGCGAGTAAGGATAACCAGCACGCCGCCACCAGGAGCGAGACGTGTGTACGCCGTAGACGTATACCAGTCCCAAGCAGAGTCACGTGCGTTCGATGATTCGGCGTCGTCACGGTTCTTTACCGGATCGTCGATGACAAGGATATGAGCACCCTTACCAGTAATACCACCGCCAACACCGGCAGCAACATAGCCGCCGCCAGAAGTTGTAAGCCATGCTTCAGCAGACTGCGACTGTGGATCGAGGCGAGTTTTAAAAGCTGACTTGAATCCTTCTTCGCGTAGGAGTCCACGAACCTTACGGCTGAAGCCCATAGCAAGCGAGCCTGAATACGAACAACTAATAAATTCGTGCTGTGGATTGCGGCCAAGGTGCCAAGCTGGGAATGCCACTGACGCAAGCGTGCTTTTACCGTGTCTAGGCGGCATGAATAGCATAAGTCTTGGAGACTTCTTTTCAGTAACATCTCTAGAGAACTCCTCTAGTCGCTTGCATATGTCTTTATGTACCCAGCCAGCCGTGTAATCTGGATTAAAACGTTCGACAAAAGGGAGTAGCCGCTTACGAGTCAGGAACCGTAGAGCGAGTTCCGCGCGCGCCTTATCCTCTAAGGTCTCTTCAACCGCGGCCTCCGGTTCGGGGCTCGCGGGTAGGGGTTCCTGCTCCGCGATGTCCGCTTTGCAATACACGCAGAGTCGGTCGATGCCCGCGTACAGTGTTTCGGGGTGCGACGCCTTGCAGCGTATACATTCGACCTTCGTGACTTCTGTCATTTAGTAAAGCTTGTACTTACTCTTTGAGCTTTTTTTAAGCGGCATCTGCTTTGCCTTGGGCTTTAAACCCTTTTTAGCGGGCAAGTTTTTTACCTTTGGCTTAGGCTTTTTCTTTTCCTGCGCCTTCAACGCAGCAACCGCTTCTGCAGCGCGCTTTTTGCTCATGGGCATACTGGGGGCGGGGCGGGGTTTTTTCTTCTTGTCCATAATTAATCACTCTTAGGTTCAAGGTAGTCGAGGTCTTTACCCGCGATCTTCAACAAATCCTCATCGGTCATGCGCTCAAGCTGCTTAGTACCGTTGATATTGATGTTCACTTGGGTAGCGTTTTCCGGTGCAGCCAAACCGTGCAGCTTCACCAGGGAATCGGTGGTGTTTTTCATCTCAGTGGCGTTTGCCGACGAGTTGTACGCTTCCATGTACATCATGTGTGCGTGCTGATTGGTGAATTTCACCTCTTCACGCATCTCCTGACGGAAATAATCAATCGCTTTTTGGACTTCGGGGACTTTTGCAGCGGCATAGGTTGCCTGGGGGGACGAG